CGTTAGTACATACCCATTCGTACCAATTGCAAGCCGCGTGGCGCTGTTGGTGCCGTTACCAATAATCAAGTCGCCCGTCGTCGTGATCGGGGACAGTGCATTAAATGCAGCAGAGGCAGTTGCTTGGCCAGTACCGCCATTAGCAATCGGCAGTTGACCCGTAACGCCGGTGGTCAGTGGCAATCCGGTGGCATTCGTCAAGGTGCCAGAACTTGGAGTACCCAACGCACCGCCGTTAACTACAAATGCCCCCGCGGTTCCGACGTTAATTCCAAGCGCGGTCGCAACCCCAGTCCCAAGCCCAGAGAGGCCGGTAGAGATCGGCAGACCAGTCGCATTGGTCAACGTGACACTTGTAGGAGTTCCCAAAACGGGAGTAACCAGCGTCGGGCTGGTGGACATCACCACGTTGCCCGTGCCAGTGATGGCGTTGCTTACGAGGTTCTTGGAACCGTCAGTAAAGATCGCCTGCGATGCCGTCAAGGCCGAGTTGTTCAGGCCACCGACCGATAGCTTGGTGCCGTCAAACGTAAGATTTGCAGATCCGACAACCAATCCGCTGGAGTTATATAGAACTTGAGTAGTCGAGGACGATCCAACACCGCCCTTAGTACCAATGACCTGAACGGCACCAGAGTTGTCTTTATAAAACAGTTTGCCATCAGTAATGTTGATGGCCAACTCACCGTTGGTGAGGTTTCCAGTAGATGGCGTAGCACTAGCTGTACTGCTGTAGTACAGTTGGATTGGCGTAGAGCCCACTTGAGCCATTAGAACGTACCCCCAGAAACTACGATTGCCGTATTGGTTACGCTAGTCAACTGGCCTTGCGCATTTACCGCAAACACCGGAATTATAGCCCCAGAACCATACGTTCCGGAAGTAACCCCGGTGTTGGTAATGCTGAATTGATTGACCGAAAGTGTCAGTCCAGTCCCGGCCGAGTAAGTCGTAGCGCCGGCAGAGAACTGTGTGAAAACAAGCGCCGTCGTTCCAATCGTAATTGGCTGCAGCGTTGTCTGAACCCATGAACTGTTTGCGTTGACCGTACCCGACTGAATGAACAGGTAGTCACCGGTGTTGACCTGATTGTACGCCGTGCCACCGGTATTGTAATCAGTGGAACGTGTCAAAATGAATGGCGCTGCACCCGAGCCGGTTTGGGTAACGTCATATACCCCGTTCTGCAATCCGGCCACTTGATTCTTAACAAGAATCCGCTGGCCAACCGTTACAGAAACAGAGTCAACCGTCAGTGCAGCATTGGCCGTTGCAGTTAGAGTTGCACCAACGCCGGATGATCCATTGTTGTAGGTGCAAGACGGGAGCGCAGCAGTCGTGGCCAACTGGCAGGCAGCGTGATACTTCAGGCCGATTGCAACAGAGTCAACGTAGCTCTTGTTGGTGATATCAGTTGCGGCCACCGGAGGGTTGGTAACAGACCCGCTCGTCGCCGATACGGTTGTGAACGCACCCGTAGAAGGAGTGACGCCACCGATTGCACTGCTATCAATCGTTCCGCCAGAATATGCACCGCCGGAAATTGTCTTCCCGCCAAATGCAAGCGCAGTCGCAAGGTTCAGTGTTACCGCCGGAGATCCCGTAGCAGTAATTGCCCCGGCGGTTCCGGTGATGGACGTGATCGGCGCAGTACCGTTGGCCGCAGATGTCACCTGACCCTGCGCATTGATCGCAAGCGTCGGGTAACTGTAGGTCCCGGCCGTCACCCCAGTTGCATTGATTGCAATCGTGCCCGAGGTTGTGATCGTACCGCCAGACAGTCCAGTCCCAGCGGTGATGCTGCTTACCGTACCCCCGCCACCGATCGGACCCCATGCGCCTGCGGAGTACCCCTCAAAACCCGTTGTGGTTGAGTTGTACCGAACCATCCCGTTAACAGGCGAGCCCGGACGGTTTGCGGTTGTTCCGATCGGCAGAGTCGCGCTCGCAGTACCCGGCAGAACTACGTTATCCGCCAATCCAACCGTTGGCGATCCAGAAACCCCGTCGCCATTGGTAACGGTCGTCTGGTTAGTTGTTCCAACAATCGATGTAGCGCCAACGGCACCCGCGGTCGTAATCTTCAGCAGGCCGTTTGCACTGACGCCGGCCAATGCGAGCACATTACCCGTCAAAGAAATGGTCGGGTTAGCAGAAATCCCATTGCCGTCAGCAATCGAGATGCCGTTGCCGGAAACAGCGATAGATCGCGCTACAACCGTCGTCCCGGTGTTCTTGACTACGAAGCCTGTACCGGCCCCTTCAAGGCTCCCAGAGGCCCCGTTAAGGTTGATCTGAAGGGTTGAGCCGGTGTTTGCTAACTGGACCCCGGTGCCGCTTGCCAACGCCCGTGAATTGACAAGGCTCGGCTCTGTCGTAACCGTCAAAAAAGATTGAGTAAGCGTACCAGCCGACGAAATCGCGCCGGTGGTTGTCCGTACCGTCTGGCCGTTCTGAACGATAGGAACCGACTCGGTCCCTGTTAGGGTTCCGGCGGCAGGTAATTGGGTGATCGTTACTTGCGCAGACATTACTCTTGGCTCGGTGGGCTTGGAGCAATCGTGTCTTCGTTACCCGTGAGGGTAGGAATCTGCGTATTGCCTTCCGTTGAGATCTGAAACTGATTGCTGCCCTCAGTCAACAAGTAGTCGTCGTTCGCGGCAACACTCACATCAGGACGCGGGAACCTAATTGTAATCCGCTCCGTCTTCCTTGCGGGTAACCGATACGGGTCAAACTGGTCAGCACAACCAGTATCACAAACCCGCAATCCCGGAAAATTTGGATCCGGCCTTAACACCGAATGCGGGTACTTCATTTTGCAGCGGTCGCATACCGCGATTGCAATATCAGAGTAACCACGAGTGTCAAGGAAGCGTGGCATTACCGGGTGTAAACCGCAATGTTCGGGGCAAAGTAGATCGGCGACTTGTCGCGCTCTTCCGCCTCGGCCAACGCCAAATACTTCTCTGCTTGCGCTTCAAGGTATTGGATGCGATCTAAACCAACGCCGGGAAGCTCTAACGCCATCCGGTGAGATAGCATCATCACAGTCGCCTCATACCAGCGCTGCGGCACTTCCAACTCATCCGTCAGAGCCCCAACGTCGTCAATCTGGCGCGAATACCAAACCGTCATCTGCACAAACGGATCGCTCGGAACCGGCCACAAGTAGATCTTGGACTGCGGGATCGTGCGATTGAACCAATACTGAAACGGCTGATTGGCCGTAAAGTTCTTGTTCGGCAGGTTGGTGTAGTCGTCCCGGTTCAACCGCGCCATCGTAATCTCGGTCGAGTTATTTCCGAAGAACAACTCCCGCAGGCTCAACGTACCCGTAATTGCTCTGATCCGGTAGTACGGAACTGTGTACCCCGGATCAATGTCGTACCAAAGCCATTCGTTGTCAACCCAGACGGTTGGTCCGGGTGCGGCGATCGTGGTCCATGTGCTTCCGTCAGAGGAGCACTCAAATACCACATTGAACGTGCCAGAAACGCCCGGTAGGACTCCGATAGAGCCGATATAGATTGGATTCGTTGATCCATAGTTAACCGAAATATTCCCGCCAGCAGTCGTCTGAGTGCAAATTGTCGAAGTGTTGCCGTCAAAAGCATTCTCAACTATTCCACCGGCGCTGGAGGAGTACGAGCCAGACGGTCTGGACATCTTCCTGTACAGCGCTTGCAATACGTCGTTTCCGCCAACAGGAAGGTCGTAGATGTACTGGTCGGCCTTCAGGCCGAACACTTTTTTGTTTATTGCCCAATATTGAATCCCAATGTTGATTAGGTTGGACAAAAGGAAGAATAGAGACTCACGGGCAGACGTTAGTTGCTCCGACGTGAGTTCCTCAGCAAGTTTACCGGCCCGACGCGCCCCGTGGTCGATAAGTTGCTGAACCTGAATTACCGTCGTGCCAACCGTACCCGAATATGCCATCTACCACCCCGGACAATTCCAACGCTTCATCGAGGCACGAGACCTGCTACCCTTCTCACTCTTTTCAGCCACCGGACCCATCCTTGCACAGAATGAGTCACGCCTTGGCCCACCTTGAGGTTGAGGAGCCTTCAAGTGAGATCCGGTCTCACTATTATACTTGGCTCTGCCCTTTGCCGTAAGTCCCGCGCCTTGATCCGCAGGCAATTTTTCGCCGCGGCCAATTGCCAAACTCGGGCCGCCATCCTTCATCTTTGCGGTCTTTGCAGACTCTCGAAAGGCTTGCGCAGTCGGTGCGCCCGGAGAACCGGGTTTGCGCATCCTTTCGTCGCTGCCCTCGGCTATCCTTTTCCTTTTGGCTGCGATGTTGGCATACAAGCCGCCACCCTTCATGCCTTCATCAGCCTTCGCAAACTCTTTGCCAACCGACGTAGGAATGCCAACCTTCTTGGCAAACTTTGGATTGTGAGCAACCGCCTCCATCAGGCGGTGCTGGGCTGGTGATTTGCTTGGCATGATTAGTCAGGATTCTTAACAAGAAGAATACTGAAGTTGGCCGTTACGTTTGCACCCGCAGTTGAACTTAACGCACGGACTTCAATGTCAGACTTTTCGCTAAAAGAAATTGGGTAATTTAACGGAATCGTGAACGAACCGCCGTTTGCACAACGACCTTGAATTGTGTTATCAAAAACACCGCCATATGGCCTCGCATACAAACCAATGCTTGAAAATGCGTTTGCTGTTGTAATGCCCGACGACACAAGAAAATCAAACACATATCCTGTGTACCCAGCAGGCACAGTGTAAACACAAGCGGTTGAGCCGCCATCTGCGGTATAAACGGCATAGACGTTTGCGGGTTTTCCAGTTGTAACCGCGCCAGTTCCAGCGTAAATTGTTCCAGCCGCCGCACCACCAGAACCTGCCGTATTGACCATCATATGCAATACACGCAAAAATGAATTGGTTGTATTAACAGCAGTCTGACCATTCAACGAAACTGTTTCGTTAATTTGGTTGTAATTCCCATCAAGTCCATAAATTGTAACGGTTCTTGCACCAGTTCCAGCCGCAGTGTCGCTTGCGCTTGAACTTGAAATTTCCATGACTGAAGCGCTTGCAGGGTACGCATAAACCGTGCTTTCGCTCCAAATTGTTTCGTACGAAGTGCCAACAGACGTGTTGTAACCAGATACGAATATGGCAGTATGCCCGTCTACTTGACCGCGCAAAACTTGCAAATCAAACGGTTCAAACGCCCCCTGCCGGGTTGCTGAAGAATACGTTCCCATCCTAATCTCCAATGAAGACAGGGGCCGAAGCCCCCGTCCTTAACAGACCTTGCCGCCGCGCTTCTTGCCGGGAGTTACCGTCCGACTAACTTCCTTCTCAGTGACCGTCTCAGAGCCACCGGGCCCCTTGAACATACCCATCACCTTGCGCGGAACGTACATCAGAGCATCTTTCATTGCTTTCGCATCAGCAAGATTCTCAGCTTCCATCCGCTTGTAAAAGTTAGCGTTAGGATCACCACCAGCCGCCATCATGAACTCACGCGAAGGACCGTACTTTTCGTTACTGTCCTTCTTTGCAGCCTTCATCGTTGGCGCGAACTCAGCCTTATTCTCCGCCCGTAACTTACCAACCGAAACGTCCCCACCCTTCTTGTAGGTGCCAGACAGAGCGTTGATTGATACGGGAGAAGGAACCGGCTTACGCCCCTGCTTCATCTGCTCCGGACCGCCGTCGTTTTGAACGCGGCCGCCCTCAGCAAACTTTTTTGCAGCACCGCCTTTACGGTATCCACCGGCGTTAGATTCCATGACGCCACCCGTAGCCATCTTGGCACGGCCACCGCGCTTGTAGCCACCAGCGTTCTGCTCGCGGATACCGCCAGTGCCGTGAGCCATGTCAGGGCGAGCGCCGTGAACCAAAGTTGTGTCGTAGCTACCATAAGATTCCTCGGAAGGAATCTCACCGCCGGTCGCGCACTTCATGACCTTGCCACCACGCTTGTAGCCGCCAGCATTACCTTCCTTAACTACACCCGTTGGGCCGTCCTTGCGATCCGGCTTGGTGGTGTGCATCTTGGTGGTCTTGTACTGACCCTCGTTACCCTCAATGGTCGTCATGGTCTCAAACTTATCAAGTTTGGTGGCCATCGCCTGACCGCCATCCTTGAGTTTAAGTTTGGTTCCCTTGCCGCCCTTGTGCTCTTGGGTATCGTGCTGCTTGAACGCCTTCTTGATCATGGCCTTGTCTTGCGCCATGTCACCGCCTTCCTTCATGCCCATCATCGCCGCTGCGCGGCCTACAGGGGCCGCCGGAGCAGCACCCATAGCCTTCATGGCACGGCGACGCGCAGCAAGCGCTGGCATCGCAGGAGAGGCCGTTGGAAGCATCCCGCCACGAGCAATGTTGGCCGATCCCATCATGCCCGACGGCGTGCGACCACCGTCAGCCATTTTCTTGGCAACCTTGCCGCCTTTCTTCAGTTTCAACTCGACGGAGGGCTCTGTGGTCTCCATCTTGATCATTGGCTTGAACTCACCCATCTCAGCCTCCTTTAGGCTTGCGTGACGCCAAGAGCGCCAGTGCGGGTTGCATTAGGACCAACCGCAATTGCAGGCAGGGCAATTGTAAGAACCGCGCGTTTGATGCCGTCTGCCGCCGTGCTCGGAGCAAACGTACCGCGAACGTCACCAGTAGTCGTCGTGGCCGTTGCCGTGTCAGCAACAGTCAAAACGCCAGAAGTGTCGTCGGTGGTGCCGTTGTTCCAGCCGTAACGCACGATGTAAGACTTATCAAAGAAACGCACTGGGCATCCGAAAACGTCCCCGGTCCCAACAGTCACTGCAGTAGTAGTACCACCACCAGCAACCGTAACCGACGAGATCAGGAAGAACGCTTTCTTGCCGGTAACCGTCGAGCCAACCGTTGAGGTGATTGCCTCCGACATTGCCTGACCGTAGTAGTCATAGCCGGAAACCGTGAACGTGCGCTGCGTGCCTGCAGCCGCCTGCGAGATGCTAACCGCCCGAGGAATGTCCAGAGCAAGCACCGTCGCACCCAGCGGGGTGGTGGTGGACTTCACCGACGTGCCAGCAGTCAACGTCAGAGCGCCAGCAGCCGCGGGGGTCTGCGAAGCAGCAATGTTGTTTGTCTGAAGTGTCTGAGGAATGATGTCCCAAACGTAAACCCGACCCAACGGACCAACGCCAAGATCCATCGGCGCTGGATTATCAAACGGAATATTTGTGTGGCCGTACATCGTCGTGCTTGTTGCAGTCGATGACGTGCTCACCGTGTATGTGCCCGTGCCGCCGGTTCCAGTTCCAAACGCCGTGATGTAGGTGCCATCAGTGACGTTTGTGCCGTCGACGTACATCCCAAGCGTGATCTGCGAACCTTGCAGAAGTGCGGTGACGTTAAGGGATGTCGTGGAAATCGAACCCGTAAAAGTCGTGGTGTATGGGCGGTTACCCGTGCCCATATAAGTAATTGCCGGACCTAAAAACAGGTCATCTGAAAACTGAGGCATGGTCTGCTCCTTGAAAAGTTTGACCAACCAATAAAGAAAGGGGGGTGATTAGCCCCCCGCCGACTTAGACGCCCGGTGTGCCGTAAAGCGCACGCGGATCGGTCCAGCCCACCTGATAACGCTCGGTGGCCTTGTAGCGCATAGAGTCGGTCTCAAAATCACCTTCCATGGTCTTTTCGAGCTTGCGACGCATCAGCAGCTTCATGCCCTCTGGCGCATCGGTCTGAACCCACCAAGCGGTCTGGTTGGTCAAACGCGACAGAACAGCGGCACCCTCATCCAACAAGCCAATTGACTTGACGGGGTTGATGTCGTTGTTTGCCGTGCCTGCACGCAGAACCGACTTCAGCAGAACTTCCGCTTGGAACACGTTGCCCGGTGCAACCACCAGTTGACGTGGAACCAGACGAATCTTCTTGCCGTTGTTGTCCACCGACTGACGGATCTGGATGAGCATCTGCTCAAGCGAGGTCTGCGACAGGTTTGCTGCGGTAGCCAACTGGTTCGAGAACGAGCCGTTAACAATCGGGTGAGCGGTGTTGATCAGCGAGACGCCGTCGCCACCGACATACGAACTGTTGAACGCACGGTTGAGCACGTTTGCCGACAACGTCTCTTTGGTCTCAATCAGCGACTGAGCAAGGTGACGAGCATAGACGTTTCCGATACGGATATGGTCGCCGTCCTCAACCAGCACTTTGGTTAACGCGAAGGCTAGGCCATACACGTTGTACACATAGCGCTGCAGGAACAGAACACCACCCTGCTGGTACGAAACCGGAGTTCCGTCAGGCAATTGCGGTGCCGCGCCGAAACCGTACAGGACGGGCTCTTCGTGGTAGTTACGGGGAATACCGGT